AAGAGTAGTAGTACAGGGTGTCTGTGGTTGATCCTGAAGTTATGATGGTCGTCTTAGCACCAGCACTGCCGGGAGTGCCACTCTTGGTTACCCCAGTTGTGTACTCGCTTGAGCCAGAGTTGTTTGCAGTTGCAGAGAATTGCAGAATATGTCCAGAGTTTGAGGAATCTGCTTGGTCAAAAACGTAGGTGTCTCCATCACGGAATGTTAGTTTGGGTGCAGTTGCACCATCTATTACAAATTTTCCTGATGATACTGTTACTGTAAAATTAATCGTTGACATATCTAAAAGCTCGGATGGGCGGCTAGTATTATATAGTTAACAACCTGGTATGGTTGCATAATATTGTGTGCACCTCCTCCTCCTGTGGAGTTGTTGGTTGCAGTGATTCCAGTAGTTGCACTATCGATGGTCAGGTTTGTCTTTGCACCGTCTGCGGTAAAACTATGTGAGTGAGGATTAGGAGAGAGACTGATTCCAGTAGTTGCACTATCAATTGTCTTAACCCCATCATTATCTGAGTTTGCATCAAATGCAGTGTCATAAACAGAACCGCTTGACCATTCTGCACCTTGAGAAAATGTGTGAACGTGTCCGGGGTCAACTACTGTCAGTGTCTGCCCTCCAGTTGTTCCAGAGTGTACATGGTTTGACTCTGTAGTATTATGCGGATGTCCAGGGTCAGTAATTGAGTGGAGGTGCGCAGGAAGTTCTCCCGTGGTAAGAGTATGGGTCTCTGTTCCTGATCCAGCAGCCATCGCTCTTGTGGAACGGCCTGAAATCGTGTCAGTGTTATAACCTACCGGAACACGGGCCCGAAGGTCCGGAATATTGAAGGTTGTTGAACCATCACCAACTCCATAAGTAGTCCCAATAACAGCAAATAAAGCATCATACGTTACAGTTCTGGATACTGCTGTACCATCACAGACCAGCCAAATTCCTCCATTTGTTGTCTGGGTCGGTGCAGTGGATTTTGCATACATCTGAATTGTTCCAACCGGGAGAGCAAGGGCCAGGAGCTCATCGATCTTATCGATTGCCAAATTCAAGGTCCCGCCCCACTGATTCCTCGCTCCACCTACTGTGCTTTTAGCTATTGTGAAATTTGTCGTGTTTGCCATATTTTTAATCCACTATTTCTGATGTCCAGGTTGTGTCTCCAACCAGTTGAGAGTCCCAGGCAATTTTTCCGGAGGCATCAAATGTAAACTTCGGTGTCGTAAGATAAGTTGTAGAACTCGCCCAGATGACTGAAGGATCAACCCCGATCATATCTGAGGTTGCAGTAATCTGTGAGAAAGCCCCAAGCGTAAGCCCTCCAAAAACTCCGGGGTCTGCCGTTGCATTAACCCATCCTGCTGCTGACCACTCTGCCAGTGATGCAGACTGTACAGTGACACTTGCGGGCATCTTTGCTGATGCCTGCATGACACCCTTTCCATAAGTCCCCTGGGAAAAGTCTGCTGATCCGTAACCCAGCATCAGTCAAGCTGTATTTTAAGGTTACCTGAGTCAATCTTAAAAATGTCCCCACTGTTGATCGTTTTCGGGTTGGAAGTTGAGAAGTCTGACTGGGTCAGGGTCTCAAATGCACAGAGGTTACCTCCAGCATCTGCATCATAAATTCCTGCTACGATCACGGTCCCCCAATCGGTCGTGGCCGCGGGGAATGTGATAGCGGCATTTGAGGCAGCCAATGCAGTGCCTGAGCCTGTAACAGTCCAGGAAATGCTCTGCCTCGCGTAACTCCCCCCGGACACCTCAGTGCCTGTGGTTGAGTCAGTCGGTGCGACTGTCAGTAATCCGACATACCATGTAGTCGGTGCAGTGTATGCTGTACCTCCGAAAAGGTGATTCATCACTTTGTCTTCCAAGTAATCTGTAAATCCGGCCATGTTAATCCTTTAAAATGATTGAAATTGAATTGTCGGCGTTGTCCCTGCGAATTTCGCCTTGTCGTCTGAGGTTTTAATCTGCTCAATGACTTGCTGATACTTCCCCGACCATACACCTATTCTCTCATCAGAGTGAAGATAGGGTGCACTGTGAGATAACGATCCATAAAGATATGCATCGGGATGATTATCTAAAATATGGTTTGTTGAAAAAGTGGCCAGCGGCGGAATTTTCTGATAGTACAGAATCTCCAGGGTGTAGTCACCATCCGGGGCCGGGGCAAACTCAATATTGTTCTGCATGATAGAATAATAAAGAGGCTTACCCGTGGCATTAGAGGCACGGTGAATGTCCAGGTTGTGAAGGTTCTTGAACTCAAGCGGAGTAATGGGATCAGTCAGGAGCTCAATGTTTCTCATGCCCAGGTAATCATCCGGCAGTTTAACGTACTGCGAACTAATAACCGACCTGGTCCTGACGCTCATCTCCCTGGTACGGAGGCTACGGTTCATATCGGCCTCTGCCATTGTTATGAAATCCGGGATCACCGAAGTTAAGTCCGAGCGGTTCAGAAAGTCCGCAATCGATGATTTAAGGTCAGTGTAGTTTGTTAATGCCACATTTCTCCATGCATTAGTGATTTAATTTCCTGGGACAATTTGTGATCCACAACCACTGGTATTTTTTTCTCTGCAACTTGTTTAAAAAATTCAACATGGTCCTCGCTGAAACCCGGAGTATCCCCAATCTGTTTATGAGTGAAGAATGGAATATCCAGGACATCAAAAACTGGCATATTAAAAAGTATCATTCCTGGTGCAATCCCGGACACCTCTTCTGTTTCCGGAGTTACCGGGTCAGGCTTAACTGTTCCTGCCTCGCGGTATGCTGCATATTCTCCAGAGACAATGTCCTTTAAATAATTCACTCCTACTATTGCCCTTCCCCTTGCCAGGAGCTGATGGATCGAGTCCGGAGGAAACACAAGCTCAGGCTGTAACATCAGTAAATGGGTTGCCTCCCATCCAATTGCCTGGCCGATTAAGTGATGCCTTATCTCCGGCATTACTCTCCCGCAAAACGAGAAGACCTTTATCTCTTTCTCTCCCTCAAAATCAGAAGCCTGGAAATGGGCTACCATGTTCGCCAGGGACTCGCCAAACTTTGCAGGCCAGACTCCTGAGCAGCTCGGAATAACTACTGCAACCTTTAAAGTTGTCCCGGCCAGCTCCTGAACATTTTGTTGTGTGAGTCGTTTGCCCACTTCTTCCATTGCTTTTTGTCCCATCTCTCCCTCATCGATTTGTCAAGAATAAACTGGGGGATTACTGCCGCGTGTCTCCACTCCTTGGAGGGCTGCACCTCGGACATATCCTTGGCCAGTTTAATCAGAGGCTCGCAGTCTTCGTTTGCCTCAATCGTAAATGTCTTATCATGCTGGTCCCAGTGGAACGTCTCCGTCCGATTCTGGGACCAGTCAAGTAGAGCTTTAGTGCTCATTAGCTAGTGTTCAGGTCTGCTACTAATCCCGAACTACCCTCGTTTTTGGCCACCAAGGTGAATTCCACCAAAAGTGCCCTTTTAATTGCGTCACCAGTTTTGGCCACTTCTTCCTGGCGGAAGTCACGGTAGTAAGCAACGCTCCAGAAATCCGGATCAAGAACAAATGCAGTCCTGTCACGCGAGAATCTCGAGGGGATAATTTTATAATCGCCAAAGTCCGATGCGTACATGTCAGCCGCTGCCTGAATCTTGGCTGCGCCAATCATCTGACGTGCTGAACTACGCCCGGTAAATCCGCTGATCACGCCCTTGTTGTGAGGGCCTACCATTACGACATTACTGTCAGAACCAGCCGAGTAACATGACTGGATGACAGTTTTAAGCATGGCCTCAGTCAGATCGCGCTGAGTCCCGTCACTAGGAGCTGCACCAGCGCCTGCTCCTGATCCACCAGAACCACGGGATACGTTGGAGGAAATCCAGGTTTCAAGTCCGCCAAGTTTCCTGGCAGTTCCTGAAGCTCCAGCGGCCTTGGCCACTTTGTTTGTCAAGCACGTTTCCATATCGCGCTTTAATTCCTTGGATTTCTTAGCTAAACCATATGCCAGCTCTGACGACACTCCTGCATGATTTGCAGATTGCTGTGAGCCAGACACAATTATGGTCTTGCGAGAAATTTGAGTATAGTTAGACAACCTCACGGTTGGCGTTACAGCGTCAAAGGCGTACTCATCACCTTCGATCTGTGCATTTGTTGATACTGCACTTGCGAGCGAATCCGTTTGCCACTCCACAAGTGTATTCTTAGCTTTTGACCGTCCAGCCATCGACATAAAGGGAACATCGCTAGGCGAAATATTGTAGATCGTATTAGCCAAATCTTCCCGGTTGCCTATAGCCTGGTACGTCTCAAAAGTGTTGGAAACGATTGCCATAGTTACCTTTCAATTAAATTATTTAGAACGAATCATGTTGTAAAAAACCGAGGCTGCATCATCGATGCTTCCTGATTTCTTCAATCTTTTCTGCGCCTTTGAATTGCTGATAGTCCTGGGATCGCCAGACTTTGAGCCAGCTTTCATTCCTGTTCGGGTAACGGGCTTTAGCCCCTTTCTTCGCGCCTTTGTCTGATCATATAGAGCGGCCTTTCTCATGGTTGCCACGGCCCTTGCGTCATATGCTGCATCGAGCTCGGCTTGCGAAAACCCAGTCTTGAGTCCGTACTCTAAAATGAGTTTCTTTTCTGCTTCGGCTACCTTCTTGTCATTCCACTCCGGGATAAGCTCTTTAAGAGTCTCCCGCTGATCATCTACATATTTTTCGAGATGAGCTTTCTTTTCTGCATCCTCCTGGGCCCGCAGAGTCTCTATCTGCTGCTGCCTCAATGAAGCCTGCATTTGCTCCTCTCTTAGCGCGTCCCTCTCAAGCATGAACTGCATGGGGTCGCTGTCTTTTAGATTTTGCCAGTATTCAGCATCCTTCGCTGGCGTTTGAGTCTGAGCAGTTTGTGCGTCCTCCAGAATTTTCAGAGCCTGAGCCCTGATCTCCCTGGCATCTGCCATCTCTTCTTCAAAACCCTTGCGCTCCTCTGCCAGGGCCTGCGATTTCTTAGTAAAAGATGATTGACGAGAATAACCGGAGATAAGTTCATCCAGGCTGACCTCAAGGTCTTCGCCATCAGAACGCACCTTAAATGTCTGGGCGTTTGATTCTGTCTCTTCGTCTTCTTCATCTTCCTCTAATTCATCCTCCTGCTCTTCCTCAAGGTCCTCCTCTTCTTCTTCTTCGGGGACCTCCGGGTCTTCAGATTGGGTATCTTCGTCCTCTAGTTCTTCACCAGATTCTAAGGCCAATTCCTTTCCCCAAGCTTGTGCAGCTTCATCCAGTGATGTCCCCGCTTTAGGGATCATTTCACCTTCAATTGCTTCAGCCATATATTACCTTTCCGGGTTGTTCACTAAAGTGAATCCCTGTTAAAGATTTTTAGCAGCTAACTTGCCACTGTTTATCATGGATTCTAACTCGAGTCTCATATCAGAGAGGGCTCGCAATGATAGAAAATTTTGCTCTCGCTTATCTCTTTCATCAATTCCACTCGTGATCCATGATGATATATACTTGTCCTCCAGGAGCTCAAATGCTTCCTGGAAAACTGGTGAGGATAATACCGAGTCTGCGGCATTACCCTTCTTTACTCTCTCCTCCTCGGTTGTCACCTCCGAGGGTTTCTTCCGACTTTTTCTCATTTCTTCTCTCCCTTATAAACATATGCTTAGTAACCTGGACCTCCACCCATTCCTCTTCTTCTGGCTGGTCAGGCACGAGCTGCCTTTTTTCTATTGGTGGACCTACTTACAGCTCTAAGATTATTGCGCTTGTTGCTTCCACCCTTACTCAATGGCTTCTTGTGATCCACTTCTCTTGGATCACCCGCCAGGAGTCCAAGTACCGTCCTGGCCTTATTGCGTTGTCCGCGCAGCTTTATCTGCTTTGGCTTGCCATGAAAATCGCGGTACTCCTTCTTGTAATTTCTCTCAGGCATCAGCTAGGCATCTGGTCCGGTGGAAAATCAGGCAGAGGCGGACCAATCTGCTCAGGGTTCATGTCCTGCGGAGGCATAGGAGGCGGTCCCATCTGACCCTGGTTGGCCTGCATCTGCTCCAGCTTTATCCTCTCGCGGTCCTTCTCTATCTGACCCCTTATCTCAGTCTGGTCAATTGCCACATTGTACTTACTCTCGAGCTCGTCTTTCTTCATTGCAATCTCTGCATCAAGCTTGTCCCTGTTCAGGTCATCCTCGCGTACCATCTTCTCTCTCTCCAACTTTATGCGCTCCTGGTCCCTTACAATGTCCGCCTGGGCTTTATCTGCCTGGGCCTGTGCAAAAATTTCGTCAGGTGTGGGCTCTGGCGGAGGTGGCGGAGGTGGAGCCTGGTATGTCTTTGGATCGGTCCAGAAGTTCATCACATCCTTGTATCCGG